CTATTCTTGTCTTCCTTGTTTCTTCTGTTCCAGTTCCTGTCTCGCCATGCTCTCAGCCATTTGCATAACCATCTGCATCTGTGGAGAAAGTTGTGACCGATTTATTACTTCTTGCTTCGTCCTGTCCTCTATGGTGATAAAATACTGTCTTGCTTCTTTGCCCCTTGCAGAATGGCTTTCCATTGACAGATGTTTTGCAAAGTCGGTAGTTAGTCGGTAATCCTTGCATTCGTTACCGTTCGCCATCGTGGCGAACCCCCACCAGTCCTTGTTTTCCTCGTAAAACTCGTTTTCCTCAATGTTTGTTTTCGCCCATCTTGCAAAATGACTTTTTTCTCCGCTCAAAAACTCATATAACGCTCTTGCAGTAGTCATTCCGTTTTCATCAACACCCAGCGCAATCTCAATGGGTGTTTTCATGTTTGATGTTTGTAATTCGTTCATTGTTCTCCTTTCTGTGGTATAATGTTCTAAAAAACTGGAGGTTTCATATGCTTCTCAAAATCGAAAGAAAAGTACTTAGGAAAACTGTAAAATCTTCTGAATGTTCCATTTCATTGTCTGAAATAGGGAATTACAATGGTGAAGATGTTTACCAAGCATTTTTGTCCTTAAAGGAAAAGGGATATTTCACCATAGTTAGTTCATCCATAAATCGTGAAATGTTCAAATTTACTTTGTCTTCAAAAGGAAGATTCTACAAAGAACATTTGTTTCTCTCATTTTTAAGAAATATACTCATACCTTTTGTTGTGTCTTTAATAACTGCAACTGCAACATACCACTTAGAAAAAGTAGCAGATAGCTATTCCGACAGCCGCCCCAGCCAATGCACTTATGAGTTGAACCAATGCAGTGATCCAAGGTTCTAATTTGTCAAGAAGATCTCTCTTCTGGCGGTAAGTCCATTTTTTCATTCATGTTCTCCTTTCATTGCATGAGAAACTGCATTACAAATGGTCGTATGCTGTTTCTCTTCATCATTCATGGACTTCTCAATTCTTTTCAGAGTGCCGTCAATGCTCTTTAAGGTTTTGAGAAGTTCTCTCTCAAACTGACTTTGCATTTTATTTCTCCTCTCTGAAATATGGGAGCCTATTCTTTTTTGAAGTTAATGCTTTCGATTTCTCCTAACCCCTCCTGCATAATCCGCAACACTTTCATATCCGTTGCAATATTAAGTGCATTAAGATCAAGCGTCAAAGTAGGAATATCATCCCCAACCCCTTGCTTTAGTGTGAAACTTCTCACACCGTTAATTTTGTGACCGTCAATTAGTACTTCTGTAAAAACTCCCTCTTCACCGTCACACTGGTGAATCTCAATTTTTGATGTTTTCACTCTTCTCACCTCTCTTGGCAAATTCCTCCGCCATTTTTTCTTTTTCACTCATTCAATTAACTCCCTATTTGTGGTATACTCTCCTTATTCTTATATAAGGAGGTGAATTATATTGGATTCCAAAGAATATGCATCCGCTTATGCTATTGCTAAAATCTGTGGATATACCGGAAGTTTTGATGATTTTAAGAACCTGTACGACCAATACTATTCCGAAATCATCATGTCTTTACCGGAAGAAAAACCGGATCAGGCAAAATGTGAAGCAGCTATCAATCCAATGCGCAATATAAGAACTATTTTTTAACTGCCAGTAGTGCCATTGAGAGAGAATCGAGGATTTTACACTGTTGCTGTATTTCTTCGATTCTCTTCTCACCGCCACAACAATCTTCTGCAATCAGAAGTGCCATACACTCTACGCTGTCGGACAAATTCATGCTATTACCTCCAGCTTCATATCCATATGACTTTTTCATGCTTTTCTCCTTTCAAAAGTTAAATGTTTTGAACTTCCGTGTTAAAAAAATATTCTTGTATATCGTTCTCGGTCAAATCAAGAAGTCTAATTGCTGTAAGAATTTCCTGCTGTTTCCACGGACGTTTTCCATTCATTTTCAGAGAAAGTGTACGTTCTGAGCACCCTAATGCTTCTGCAAAATTTGATTGATTAGAGTACTTTTCCACTATTCTTCCTTTTAATTTTCTGTAGTTAAAAGCCATTGTTCAACCTCCTTTCAAGTTCAAATCTTTTAACTATTTGTATACTACCACTGCTTGCGGTGTATGTCAACCTAAAATTCAAATATTTTAACTTTTTAAGTTTTAAGTATTGAACTTTTGTTCAAATAATGTTATATTCTTATTTGAAAGGAGGGATATAAAATGAAAAGGTTTACTACCTCGCAAAGACTTCGGCAGATAATGGAAGAAAGGAATTTAAAACAAGTAGATATTCTTAATAAAGTGCTTCCGTATTGTGCAAAATTTGATGTTAAGATGAATAAATCAGACATCAGCCAATATGTTTCCGGGAAAGTAGAACCAAGCCAAGATAAACTGGTTATGCTTGGCATGGCTCTTGGTGTGACAGAAGCATGGTTAATGGGATTCGATGTTCCTTTTGAAAGAAAAGATTCTGCTGCGAAAGCTGAACAAGATTTCGATTTCTATTATAAATATTCATTACTAGATCAGAGAGATAAAGAAGTTGTAATGGATATGATAGAATCAATGTTGGTCAGAAAAAATAACGAGGTTTAACCCCATTTTGACAAAAATAGTTTTATGAATGTATGCAGGTATTCTAAAGTACCTGCATCATTTATTTTATTTATCATGTCTATTATTCTTTTTTTGTAATCTTCTTTCCCCATAGTACACCCCCTAATCTTTCCGCACTTGGTAGCGATACATCAAATTATAGAACATATGTTCTAAACAATCAATATTTATTTGACGCACATTTTTTATTGTTGTAAAATATCAACAAAAGAGGACGGTGAAAACGCCAATAAACACCGCCCTCGCCAGAACTTGAAGTCCCTTGAAACAAGGGATGTTACAAGTGTATCATGTGAAAGGGGGATAAAAAACATGATGAAAAAAGACCGAATCAAAGAAATTTCGACACATTTATCAGTCAACCGTACTAATTATATGTTAAGTTTTCGTGGAAATCTCCATGAATTTCTAAATGAGCCGGACATGACGGTTTACAAGCTTGCAGATGAAGCTAATTTGCCTTATTCTACGCTTAATTCACTACTATACGGTAATTCTAACGACACAAAGCTATCGACCGCTGTTGCGCTTGCTAGAGCCTTTGGAATCAGCGTAGATGAGTTGGTAGGCTGTGGTACTATGGAAGATAAGATGTTGGAATCTGTCAAGATATGCCGCAGTCTGCCGGAACACTCTCTGTACCTTATCCGCTACTCCATCCGTCACCAAGATAAAATCTATTCCAGTCTTGAAAAATCACACAAGTATATTTCTGTCCTTAAACCGCAACTTGTGAATGGAATTATAGCCACCACAAACGCTGTAGAACCTATTTGCATAGACAACTTACCGGAAGATATAAAATCCAAGACTTATATCGGTTTGAAAATTCCCTGTGACTACTATATGCCGTTTTATCTTCCAAGGGAAATTATTCTACTTGCAGCGGATCGTGAACCGCAAGACGGTGAACGATGTATTGTGACCAGTAATGGTGGGATATATATTGTCGTGAAAACACATATAATTGAAGATGGTGTAAGAAAATGGAGATATGTTCCGCTTATGTCTCCGAACAGCATACTCCCGGAAAATCTTATTGATGACATGATAGGATATGTGGTTGGTTTCGTCAACAATGACGGTGACTGGGGAATTAGATAAATAGATTAAGAGCATGGCTTTTACACCATGCTCTTTTTTGTTGTTATTTCGCAAATATTTTTTATGACTGCTTCTGTAAATGGCAAGTTAAACCAAAACACCGATTTGTCTTTAGTCAATTGTGTATCATGGGATTCTGAAAATACAATTTCAAAAATAGGTAACAGAGTATTTGTAACGTTAGGCGTACGAATTACATCTGAGCAGTATAGCGGATCATTAATTATTGCCAATATTGGAAGGACATATTCCCCTAAAAATATGTATGTTAGAACAAATGCAGTAGGTGGTACAAGTGGCGATAATCACATACTTTATATTGATAAATCTAGTAGTACGATAATATTAAACCCATCAACGGAACGGTATTATTCTGCCAGTTTCTCATATTTGTCAGATTGAGATTTATTTGAAGAAGCAGCCCAATACCTTGGATTAATTAATTATTTATATGCCACAACAAAATTTAATATAAATGTTGCATCATCGCTAACATTTGCAATTTGATATGCATAAAACTTTCTATTATTTGCAAATCTTACATTAACAACCCAATTACAATTTGCAAACACCCCAAATACATTTGCATTATTTGGCAATCCAAAGTCAGACAAGGAGCCTAAAAAGGACTGTCTATTCGCCACTAATAGAGTAACAGATGTTGATATTGATGCAAATTTCAAACCATTTAAATTGCCATTTACATCACTTAATCCCCCAGTGATAGTACCGTCACCAATAGTCGAAATATCGGTAGTTCCGATAAGGCCTATAAGTGATTTAAGGTTTTTTACAGCCAGTTTAATTTTTCCCAAAATAGATGATAACTTTTCTCCTGTCGTTAATTCATCTAAAGTTGTTGCTTCTTCAAACGCCGCAGTCAAATTACTACCATCACCAGTTTTGGTCAAATAGTTTGTCAAATCTGTTTTTGGAATTTCATCTATTTTTTTATCAACATCGGTTTTGTCATAGTAATTTGTCAAATTAGAAACTGATTTTGTAATGTATCCTACATCATTTTCTAATTCGCTGACTTTTGTAGGTATACCGCCTGTTTGCTGTTTTGCCTGCTCCATATAATACTTTGCGTTATCTGTATCTTCTCCTTCTCTTGTTCCGGTTCCACCTACGGCATAAGATTCAGCCAATACAGATTTTGCATTTGCGGATTGCGCATAAGCAGATGCATTTGCGGATTCTACTCTAATATCTGCTAAATAATTAGGCTGAAGCATATCATCTGTTACTGATCCTGTTTTTATCGAAAAAGAATAAGTCTTATTCTTTCCAGTACCAGTCACGGAGACAGTTATGGTTGCAGAATCTTCAAATGTCAACACCGGAATCATAGAACCAATATCAGCTGTAAACTGTGTTCCATCTTCTGTAGTCATGGTAATGATTCCGTCATCAGACATGGAAAATTCGACAGGTATTTTTTCAATATTAAGGTCAAAAATTACTTTTTCACCATTGTACTTTGTAATAGTAATAACACCGGTTGTTTCATCCATAGTCCAATCAGCAATATTTCCGTTTATTGCAGACTTGTCTACTTTTAAGGCATCCTGTGATATGATACGGTTGTCCAACGCATCAATAGCAGAATCCATTTTATTAAGATTTATTTCATCAATGTCTGTGTTTTCACTGGGGTAATTTTCCCAGTTAATTCTGGTATAAACCTTATTCAACGCCATCTGCAGATACCTCGCTTTCCTCTTTCATAATCTGCATATCTGATAACTGTTTAGTCTCCGAATACACTTCATACAGTACAAGCCTTTTCACCTCGATAGGCAACGGTGTTTGATTTAATACTGTCACAAGGTTGCTTTTTAATTTCTTAATCTCAAAGTTTGCTGCCATATCAATTCTCCCTTACATAGATTTCTTTTCCTTGCTCTTCTGCATATGCATACAGATTTTTGCACAGTTCAGATACCTCATATCCGCTCTGTGCAACCACTGTATCCGACATGTCAATAAGTTGCTTCATAAACTCTTCAAAACCATCTCCATCTTCCGTGCTAAAAAATGTGGCATTGATTTCCGTAAACGTGGAAATTCCAATGGTAAAAGCTATATATTGCTGAATTTCTTGCCTTTCTTCCATTACTTCTTTCATTGTTTTTCCAATAATCGTTTGAAGAATAAATATTTTTTTTACCATAATAAATCTCCTACGTCATAAGTGTGACAATTCCAGATGTTGCAGTGAGCAAACCTCCAAGTGATGAAACTCCTGTAATAAAATTAACATTATGTCCAGGATAATCAGCAACATTGGCTGTTTGTGTTACCAAAGATACATCTGATACGGTTCCATTTATATAATTTTTTGTGACACTTAATGTGGCACTTGTCAGTACTGTCTTACTGCCTAATATTTGAGAAGTTGTTGATATGTTTTTTACATATTGTGAATCATATGTTGCTCCATTTCCTACCACTAAAATTCCGCTTACACTTACCATTGAAGCATCAATAGTAAGATATTGTCCCAATCCTTTTATAGATCCTGTGCTTTGCAATAGTTCGTTATAAAATTTAATTTCACCTGATGATACTTCTGTGTAACTTCCGTCTTCCCCTATAGACTTAAAACTACCAGTCATTACTGCGTTTTTAGCTGTTATAGTTCCATCTGCTGATATGCTACAGTTATCTGCTTCCAATACAAAACGGTTTCCAGAAATACTTACCTGTCCACTTTCAACACTTAACTGAGAACTGACATCACCTTTTGATACTTTTAATTTGATTTGGTCTGCCTGCAAAGATATTGCCGCTGCCAATTCTACTTCTGTATCTGTTGCCCTTTTCGCTTCTGCTTCAATTTTTCCTGCATTTTGCGTAATTTTCGTATCCAATCCGCTCTCTACATCCTTGATCTCAGACCGGGTCTCTTCTACATTCCGTTCTAGTTCATTAGTCTTTCCACGGAGTTGAATTATACTTTTGTTAATTCCATTTACCTGTTCACTGTACTTTGGAGATTTTCCGCTTGCTGATATGGTGTCTGTCGGTTGTTGGATTCCTTTGTATGTTCTGCTCAACACATAGCTTTCTATGATTTCTTTAGCCGTATATACATTGACTGCTTCTCCAAGGCTCAAACAAGGATTTCCTATTTTTTCACAGTTATAAGGTCTATATTTTACAACTTTAATAACCTCATACAGATTTCTTGCAACCGTTTCTAGGGCATCTGCGGTCATTCCATAAACAAGGAAATTATCTTGCAAAATATAACTGTTTTCGTTCTCGGTAATCTCTGTATCTGGGTAAACTGCACCAATATCATTTTCTGATTGCCTTATCTGCACTTTTGTAACTTTTTGGCAGACAAAATCTTCATATTTAACTGATTTGTATTTTCCACCAGTAACCTTTTCTTTTTCAGAACCTTTTCTAGGGTATAATCCTTTCTGTGGATATAATCCTTTTTGTGGATATAATCCGGATATTATTTCTTTAAGGAAAACATATTCAAATTTTCCATCATGGTTAATGTGTCCAAAGCATCCGTTTATTGAGCAGATTGCTTCCATGACAGTCTGTCCAGACAGTTCGCTTGGTTTGATTGTTTCTGCTACTTCCATGTTGTCGTTAGGTAATGTGGTTTCTACCTGTTCAACACCAAAATATGCAAAAAAGCTGTCTCTGAACTGCTTTAACTTCAAAGGAAACTTTAATCCGTTATACCATGAAGATACTTCCGCTTCTCCAATGTCGTATATTGCGTCATAAGCGGTCACATTTCGGTAACGCTTATCATCTGTTGGTTTATCGGAAATGACACGGTATTTTCCAAAAATAAAAGGTGCGTCAGCATGTCCATTAATCACAGCAGAAACATTTATCTTTTTCCCAATCATGCTTGTGAACACGTTGGAAATTTTGAATTTTAACTGTGATGCATTGCACTGTCCAAATGTAAGGTAATCATCATCACATAGTATTTCTTTTAATTCAAACTGTTCAAAATGGATTTCGCTGTTGGTGATTTTTACAGACTTGTCCTCTGTTTCAATCGTGATTTCCTTTTTGGATGCGCTTTTATCAAACAAATCCGCATAGGTATAGTTACTCATTCGCTACACCTCCGACAAATGAAAATTCTATCTGATTGTATTTAATCTCTCCGTCATAAGTTCCATAGATTGTAGGCTTTATATCAGCCATATATCCATATTGTGTGACATATTGACCTAAAAATGGAATGTATGCCGTAATATTACATCCCTGTTCCGTTGCATCAATAAAGTTTCTTCGTATCCCGGACAGTAACTCTTGCAAATCGTCATCCGTCAGCATCGCAGGCGTTGAAAAATCAACACTTAATGCTTTTAGCTCCACAGCATTTCTATGTACGTATCCATTTGCATCAGTCCACGGGTCTACATCTTGCATATTTACAGCTGGCTGATAACTTTCAGCGGCTATAAATCTTGACTGGTCAATAACGTAATCTCCAATTTTTAAAAGCCATCCTTGATATGCTGACATACGCTCACCGCCTTATTTCATAAAAATAGACAGCACCCATTCAGAGTGCTGTCTGTGTTAAAATACATATACGTTCTTGTGTTTTTGGTTAAATTGCTCTTGACCGTATTGTCTTGCTGCAATTCCAATTTGATCGGTTGTTATTCCAAACTCTTTTTCAAGGATTCCTTGCAGTAACTGATTATTTTGTTTCAGAAGTGCAATTTCCTGTTGTGCCGTGGAATTGATGGCATCTTTGATTCCAGTGATTTCAACTCCACCGGCAACCGCTGTCTTGCCTCCTACTGTCCCGGCAATCTCCGGTACACCGTTCTCTCCTGCCATAAACATTGTGTATCGGCTTGGAACGTAACCGCCGGTATCAAATCGAGGAATACTTATTTTAGGTATTTGCACTGGCTTGAAACTTATTCCTATAGCTTCAGATATGCCACTAATCAAGCCAAAACCATCAATAAAAGCGTTTATTCCATCAATAATCAGATTTACGCATCCCTCTGCTATGGATACAAGGTTGTTAAATGTTCCTTTGAAAATGTCTTTTATTCCGTCCCAGGCTTTTCTCCAGTTTCCAGTAAATACACCGGAAACAAAATTAATCAGTCCTTTTAATTTTGTTCCAAGGTTTTTGATAATATTACCTATTGCGTTAAAAACAGTTTCAAAAGCAGGCTTTAAATCTTCCCACAAATGAGTGACTATGGGAGATAAAACATTGTCCCATAAGAAGTTGAATACTTCTATTACTGGTTTTACTTGTTCTACAACAAAATTCATAGTATCGACTATTGCATCAAATGCCGCTCCTAAAACACTTCCTAATGCTTGTGCCAAAGGAACTACTACATTTTGCCAAAGCATTGTAAGTATGTCTGAAACAATCTGAATTGCAGGATTTAAGATATTTCCAAGAAATGTTCCAAACGGAACAAGCACTCCATTCCAAAGATTTTCAAAAGCACTTTGTAGTTTCGGAAGTACTTCTTCTCCAACATATTTTAATGCTGGATTTAGCATATCCTGCCATATGCTTGTGAATGCAGTCTTCAAAAATTCTCCTATCGGAGTTAGGACATCCACAAGGCCTGTCCATGCATTCTGTAAATCTGGTATAACCGTTGTTGTCAAAAACTCCATTGCAGGAGTGAGATTATCCGCAATGGCTGAAATTGATTCCTTGAAACTCTTTCTAACATCCTCATTTGTTGCATATACAAGTGCAAGTCCTGCTACAACCGCTGTGATAGCCGCTGTTGCCGCTACTGCTCCTGCACTAATACCACCAAACAATCCGGTTGCTCCTGCCGCTGCGGATCCCTCTGCTCCTGTTGCCGCTCCAGTTCCCAGCAGACTTCCAAGAATTGTTTCTCCGATTCCTGCTCCTGCCTTACCACCCATTGACAAAACAATAGAATCTTTGATTGCTTTCCACAGAATATCTCCCAAACCAGTGAATTTCAAAAGTCCTATTGCTGTCAGAATCGTGGTTTCGATCGGTGCAGCATCAAAACTTCCTTTCCACAGGTCGATAGCCGCATCTATGGCAGTCTCTATGAAGTTTCCTGCAGATGTAAACACAGCAGTCCAGTCAATACCAGCAAGAAACTGTCCTATGTTTTGCCCAATCTGATACCAATCTACAGATGCAATAGCATCAGACATCCAGTTAAATATCCCTGTGACAATACCGGATAAATCTTGTCCTGCTTCGAAGAAATCACCATTGAAAAAATCCTTGAACAACTTTTTCACAGGTTCAAGAAGTTTTTCTATCTTATCAGCCCAGCCCATAGCTGTATTCTGCATCTTATCGAATGCTTCCTGCCATACTTTTTCGTACTCTGCAGTAGCATCCATGATTTCTTTTGTAAGGTCAATTCCTGCTCCACCAGCACCACTTCCGGAACCACTGGATTTTGGTGTGGAAATAACTTTCAATTTATCAAATGCTCTGATTCCGCTTTGAGCATTTTTTGCGCTTGTACCAACTTTATCCAGTGCATCTGCCGTGTCTTCCAAATCTTCATTGTACCCGGATACACCTTGACCGAATGACGAAAAGTCAATCTTGATTCCCAGTAAATTTGCCACACTGACAAGCAGTCTCTTAATTGCAATTACGACACCGTTAATGACAGGAAGTACTTTCTGCAATACCGGAATAAACAACTGACCCAGTACCATACCGGCTTCTTTTACGTTGTTGGTAAACTGACGAATCATGTTACTTGGAGAATTAATTGTATTCGCCAAGTCTCCCCATGATACTTTGGACTGGTCTAAGATTGCCAGTAGACGCAACTGTTGTTTTTCTGCTTGTGACATTTCAGATACAGCCTTTTCAATGCCGTATTTGTAAGCATAAGTCTGCAGTGTGGCATTTGTGATATCAATACCATACTTATACAGTGCTCTTGACTGACCGATCAAACCGGACTGTAAGTTTGTTGCGACTGTACTGAAATCCACGTTAAACAGAGATGAAATGTCCCCGGCAAGCATTGTCATGGACTTTGAAATTGCCGTAGTGACTTCTCCGGTCTGCCCTAAAGAGTTGGTAATAGATGCAAGCTGTGAAGCATACTGCGTGATCTCCTGTAAATTCAGTCCCAGGTTTTTCATTCCGCTTTCAGAAATCAGCCCACCGTCTACATCTACTTTCAGACCGGACATTTTTCCAAGCAGTTCATTTACACGGTTTCCGAAACTCTGTGCATAATCCTCTGCGTTGTCGTAACCGAATTTTTCAAAATCCTTGCCCCATTCCTTTCCGACTTTATTGAATGCTACCGTGTAGTAGTTAAATGCTTCGATATAGTCCGTAGTTCCCTCTATGGACTTCCACAGACTTTTAATTCCACGTATCACAAGAAAATATGTTGCGTAGAATCTGCCGAAAGCCGCAGCAAGGCTGAATGTGCTCTTTGTGGCTTTTTTTGCGCTTGCCGTATAGGTGTTCAGATTACGTCCTAAAGAGTTTGCTGCTCTCCCGGATGCCGCACCAGTAGATGCCAGTCCTGCCAGTGCATTTGTCATGCGGATAATGTTCTCACTGACATTTGGAGCGGTTGAAAGAGTTGTAAATAACTGCTTCAAATTCTTTGCCAGTAAAGGAATGTTTGTGACTGCTCTGCCGGATGCCACACCACCAAGTCTTGAAATCGAAGATGCTATGCTCGCAATATCCCCTACTCCATCTACTTTAGTTCCTGCCATGTCAGCAGAAAAGGTCTTCAATGCAGATGAAATTCTGCTTAATCCGCTTGTATCTATTTTTCCCATTCTGTTAATGGAATTTGTCAATGTGGATATGTTCTTAATACCGCTCGCATTCATGGAACTGGCGGCATTTGCGATACTCTGTATGCTATTAGAAATGCTTGTCAGTTTGGATGTATCAATGGACAAGCTTTTCTGAAAATTCGTAAGACTATTTGCCAACTTATCCAGTGCGTTACTTGCGTTATTCGCATCCGCTTTTATTTTAATCTGCAAAGAATCAATATCTGCCATACCGCACCGCCTTTACCGCAATAAAAAAGGAAGTGTCTGCCACTTCCAAGAAAAAGAGCGGTAAGCTGTGACACCTACCGCTCCTAAAATTACTTTTTGAGATATGCCCTTGTAACCGCACCGACTTTTCCATCTACAGTGATTCCAACACTCTTTTGGAATGCTTTTACTGCATCAGAAGTGGTTTTTCCAAAATATCCGTCAATGTTCGTCTTACCTTTCGCATTTACAGACGGCATAAATCCTTTCCTTACAAGTTCGTACTGCGCCCACTTGACATCGTTTCCCTTCATCATTGCCAGACGCTTGTAATAAAGAAGTCTTTCCGGCTCTGTATAAGGGTTTCTATGGCTTGTAGAATCCTCATATACGGCATCTAACTCCTTGTACCATACATTCATGTCTACATTGCCTACAATGCCACCTACACGCCCTTTAGAAGTGTACTGCCAGCCTACCATGTTTGGTACTTGCGGTTGATACTTCACATCACACTTGCCGTTATTCTTGCCGTACCGTGCAATCCACATGGGATAACTCACACCGCCATAAGGCTTAATGTATGTCTTGTAAAAACTTTCCCCAGTGTACACACCGAACTGCAATCCTGCATCAGTAATAACCTTGCCGTAAGCATTGATAATGGAAATAATATTTTTGCCAAGACCTTTCATAACGGCATCTTCAACATCAAGATATACTGTCACTTTTCTGCCATTAAGAATAGTAAGCACTCTTCTTGCATCAGATCGTGATTTTGCAACCGTTGTAATATATCCGTATTCATATACTCCGTGCACATGGACATTGTGCTCTTTACAACCTTTCCAGTTCTCTTCAAACTTCTTGTCCGGGTTCAAATCCTTACGGATGACTTTCAAAATAGCAAAATCAATACCGTTCTGTTTTACCGCCCACCAGTTAATCGTCCCCTGGTATGAGGACACATCAATTCCTGTTAAACTCATGTTTGTTTCTCCTTTTTGGGATGTGATAATTCAAAATTAGCCTGCATTGCCATAAGTCCTGCAAGGAACGCTTTCCTTTGCTTCTGAATTTCTTTTTCATTATTAGCAATGTCAGCACGTTCTATAATAGGCTTGTCAATATACTTCGATTGTGCTTTTCGACCGTTTAGGCAATGGTCTACGGCAACAGATGTTGCTGCTAGTCCATATTCTCCCCACCACATCCACATTTCTCTGTCTCTCTGCTTCATTTCTAGCTTGTACGCTTCTGCATAAGGCTCTAAATCCGCAGGGCAGGAAGAATCTATATCTTTTACTGTAAATCCGTATCCTTTTGTGCATAAAAGCCACATAGGACGTACTTCTTTACAGTATATTTCCCATGTTAGTTCTCTGACTTCTCCGGTGCTTTCTTGGAGTTCTTCTCCTGCTCCTGTTTCAGGAGCTTCGCTAAAAAACCGTTTTCAAGCAGTTCTCCTTGCACATCAGCAAATAATTTCTGAATGTCAGATTCGTCAGAATCGAAATAATCATCAAGCATGGAATAAACCTCGCTTAACTTTGCTTCTTTCTGCTCTTTGTTGTAAGGGTCGAAACCGTATTCATCAGAGTGGTATTTCTGTAAACCTACAAGAATCAGTTCCGGCAGTAACATGAGAATATTATTCACGGATTCAATGCCGTCTTCCTGCTTTTCAAGGTTTGCCAGTTTCTTAATAATGTTGTTTTTTACGGTTGCTTCGTAACCGAATTTAATGTTCAGTTCCTTTTTTCCAAATTTTACTGTTAGCATATTTTATCCTTTCCCCAACATTTTGTTGGAAAGGAGCCGCCCGAAGACGGCTCTCTTTTGCTTAAATCAATGTTTCATCTACCGATTCATCAAAGTCAGCCACGGCAGTGTTATTTGTTTCTGACTGACTTGCTATTCCCCCGTTGTAAGTGCAACAGTAGAATCCAAACCTTTGTATTCCTCAATGGTAAGGTTCATTTCAATCGTCAGAAGTTCATTCTGTCCGATCTCTGGCTGTGGAATTTGTTCAGGTGGCTGTGCCACAACGAAGAAAGATTTCTCTTCTCCGGGAATGACAGTTTCAAACCACATTCTATTTCCACCAGTAAGAGCCTTGTAGGCTGTGATAAGTGCAGTCCATTCAGCCACGGTCTCTGATGTGAAGTTGACTGTGACTGCAAAAGATCCACCAGTATCTGCACGACCTTTTACATATCTGGTGATTGCATCTTCTAACGCAGAAGCATCAATTTGTTCCGGTTCAATGTTAATGCCGCCAATGGCATTAATTCTTGTAAGTTGCTTAAAACTTGTAGGTTTTGTTCCGGCGGTTGTCTCTGTACCATATCCGAAAGTAATGCCTAAAGTAGAAATTCCGGCTGCTGCCATAATTTATACCTCCTTAAATTTGCATAAAAAAATAGAGCCGAATGGCTCTAATAGTTACAATTTATCATCAGCACCTACGCTTCTTCTGAACCGTGCAGTGCTTCTGTATGTGTCCTGCGAAGTATTATTGAACTCTGGCATGGAAGTTATTTGAAATCGCAGACGTTTGAAAAGTCCGGCAACCGTAGCCATGATAGCTTCGGCTTCTTCCTGACTTTTGTTGGTTATCACATCCACCTGGTATGATGCTGTGATTCCATTAACAGAACGTGCTTCAAGGTCTTGTCCTGTCTCTGTGAACGGCATAGCATGAAAGTACACCGTAGGGAATGTAGGGTCTGACAAATCCTTACTTTTGTCCGTCACATAAGCTTTAGGATGGCTCTGTGGTATCTTCATTTTTAAGTATGATGCAATCTTGACTTTGAAGTCTGATACCCATTGATATTCATTAACCGCCATTTCCAAACACCACCTTTGCTGTCTGTAATACAATTTTACGAAGTTCTATTGCAGTCAGGTACATAAAAGGTCTTGAAGGCATACCTTTTGTTATATGAAGTTTTCTGTCATCTCCGATATAACTCCAGTAGTATTCTCCGGCTTTCACATAAGTGCTTCCATGCACTTCAATGTCTTGTAATGCTTGCCGAATTGTTTTACCGGAGTTGTATTTCCATGTAACACCTTCCGGCAAAGGATATGGATATTCTTTCTTTCCACCAATGCTACCAAGAGTACCAAACTCAACGAAAAGCGCATGGTCTGTACCGGCAACCACCGACCAAACACCGCCACCCTTTACAGAGCCAACGTATTCCGCATGAATGCTTTGCAAAAGTTCTGATGTAAAGATAGCATCAAGGTCAGCAATCTGCACTCTAGCAATCTCTACGCCCTTTTCTGCCAGCGTTTCTGCCAGTAGTCTACATTTATACTCTAAACTATTTTCATAGTCTCTAAGAGCCTTTACAGCCGCTTGTATGGACTTTGGGTCAAACAGGTTAATGTTGATTGTCTTTCCCATATCACTTCACCGTCTTTTGCAACAAAAACAAATCTGCTGTCAGTCCCTCATCTGCAACGCCTTTGACAACATAGTCCGCAGTCTTGCTGTCCACAAGTCCGTCATCGTCACGACCTACTTCTGACTTCTTCCAGATAACATCTCCTGCCTTAATCGGCAAATAGCCTTTATCGGTAACAATCTGACAATACGAACTGGAATCATCAATACCAAATTCTTTTACCAGTACTTCCGACAGCTTATTACTGATGTTGGCAGAAAAAAGGACGGGTTCAGAATATCCAGTAGTTTCTCTCAAAACCACTGGAATCCTTTCTCCGTCCATCTCGATGTACTTTATTGCTCCGTTTTCGTCCCGGTCATAAATCGTGACTTTTTCTCCCTGCCGTGAGTACTTCATTTCCTGCTTGTTAATGTCAAGCATCTTTCTTCACCTGCTTGTAAATCTGATTTACACCAGTGCTTGCCAAACCGGAAACAATTCCGACCGCAATCGCATTCAGTACATCATTTGCCGGGAAATCCGGAATAACATACATTCCTACTACTCCGAGAATGCCACCGACAATGCCGACAACAACCGGGATGTAGTTATCCTTAATAACCGGAATCAGCTTCGCTCCAATACCGGCAAGATAGCAAATAACCACGATTGCAACACAAGTTCCTACCTGTGAAAAATCCATCATTCCTTACCTCCGTTCTCTTTAATGTTAAGTCTTTCCTCAATTCCATCAAGTCTATGATGTGCAGATGCCGTACTGGCTTCAACCTTTGTCAGCTTCTGTTCATGCACTGCAAGCTCTTTCTTCATCTCTGAACGCTCGCTTTTCATTTCATTGATAGTATCAAGGATAGGCTCCTGTTGATACTGTGCAAACCATGATGCCATATCGTCATTGTTCTCAAAAGATGCCATACGTCTTTTGTAATCAAGAGTTGTATATCCCAAATGATACGGATAATCAAAATTGCTATCTCCGTTTTCATTTAGTGCAGGAATAATAACCTCTCTGTGCCGTATGCCTTTGTATTCAGGATCATTTTGTAATAGGTCTAACCGTCTACCTTGAACGTCCTTTTTCGCCCAACGTGTTCCTATCCCCAACAATTTAGCCTTTCCAGGCTTAATTCTCGGCATAAAGTTGTTGTCGAATTTTCCCCATACAGTATTTTGCCTATCTTCACTCAATGCTTCATCAATACCGCTGAATAAGTCATCATAAACTCCAAGCCCGTCACAGTCACAAGCACCATTCAATGTTCCGTAAATGCTTCGCATGGTAAATGTTGGGTATGTCTTTTTACGGATAAGGTCTACTGTCAAATCTTTTCCATCAGTGACTAACTTTTTCTCAACTATGTTTGGATATATTTCAGCATATGTGTATGTCGGGTCTGTAATCATTTCTATGATGCCGTCATAGTAACCACCAGTAATTTTGTCCGAATATGCCGAATACAGATTAGACCGTTCCGGTCTGTTAGAGCCGAACCACAGATTACCCATTTTTACTATTTGTGTCTTACCGATTCGTCCGGGACAAAACACCATTCCTTCATCAAGCACATCATCGTACAAATCTTGAATAAGCTGTGCTACCTGCCGTAATGGATTTATTCTCGGCTGATAAAATCTCTCTTCTACCGGTCTGTTCTTTTCCATGTATAGCATGAAGCTTTCAAATCGGTAATGTGCTTCAATCAGAAGCGTTTTGTAATAGTCATCAACAAGGCTGTATTTTTCTTCATGTTGTTGGCTGTATTTTTCAAGGTCAAGTATTCTACCTCCTGTCCTATCCATGCAGAAACGCTCTACAATGCCTTTAGAACGGTTTGTTATATGTAAGCCATAAGTTATATCCTTTTCACCGTTTATAGCCACTCTGCAGGCTTCTATATACGCATCAATGACCTGTTCATCAATTCCCTTTCGCTGTATGTAATTGTCATAACTGTTTACTGCCGATATAAGGCTCTGACTTGCCAATATAAAAGAGCCTCCTTTCCTAAAATTTTGGAAATTTGGCTCTCTGCGTAGGCACTCTACGACTGGTGCTCTAAATATTCAATTTACTTCCAATCAAAATACGACCGTTTCCCACATACAGGGCACTTGATATTGTAACTGCCAAGACCATCATGCATTACACCCATTATGTCAGTTGCATCGCATTCTCTTTTCTCGAACTCAAATATCGAACCGCATTTATCGCAGGTTAATCTTTTGGTCGGTTCTACTAATTTGTGTCGTTTTATAATTTTCATCCAAGATTCACCCCAATTCTATTGATTTTCCCACACTTCGGGCATTTGATTTCAGCCTGTCCGTTGAATTTGCCTAAAAGGCGGTTACACTTGCTACAACGATGTTCGGACAATTTTGCATAAAAACATTTTTTCAAAGTTTCCTCGTCTTCCTTTGAATTAGCCATAATAACCGGCTCATCTCCCAGCGTTGCGCATTCAATTTTTATATCTTCAATATTCCCGATGTTTTTAGGTGTGACCTGTCGAAACGCATCACGTTCTATATTTTCAATTACTGCTGTCATGCTCATTCTTCAATACTCCTATCAAATCATGCATTTGAATCAGTAGTTTTTAAATATTCAACGAACTGTGCCCAAGCCTGTTCGCATGTTAAATCGCCAACAGGATTTTGAACATAGTATTCTTGGAAATATTCCCGGGCCTTTTCTTTTTCATCTTCGGAATATGAATCCCATTTAGAAACTCCTGATTTCTTTTTGAAAAATTCGCACTCATGTTCACTGTCAGCAAATCCAGCACCAGGAATCCATTTTTCCGGATGGTTGCACATTTCAGCCATCCCTACAACTTCGTTTCTATCAAATCCAAGGTAAGCACAATCATGACACGTCATTCCTCCACCAGCTTTCTGCCGCACATGGGGCAAAACTCAATTTTAAAATATCCCATAGTTGCTGCATTTGCAAAAATAACAATGGCGGGTTTGTTGTCTCCGAAATTCTTCAAAATCTGTGCTTCTGTCAATTCTGTTTCATTCGCACATTTATGAATTTTAATGTCTTCTCCGCAGATTGTATTTTCGTCATGCCAGTTTTCACAAAATTTACACATGCTTATTTTTCAACCTCTCCATTAACCGTTCACATTTATCAAGATTTTCGCAAGTAATGTTGTTTAAGTATTTTTCGCTTTTGTCAGATACTGTTGTTATATTCATTTGTATCAGTTTTGGTTCAAAATCTTTACAATACTGACAACAATCTTGAAGAATAAGGTGAAATCCATTCATGCAAAATTCCTCCGTAACCCATGCAGACGGAATCGAACCGCCGACACACATCCTATGCGGATGCCGCTCTTCCACTGAAACTATACATGGGAATCGCACCGTAAAACCTTTTATGGTTTGCGCTTGCCATAACCAAATGTGCACCGCCTACTTGTCACTGACTATCCACACAATCTCACAGTCTTGTCTGTTCTCTACTTCATAGGCTTGGTTTTCGCTAAACATATGTGGCTTACGTTTTAGCTAGGGAATAGTTGCCGTGGGAGTTGAACCCACCCGACCCAAACAATGTACGACTACTTTTGAATCTGCAAATTCTACTCGCAGAAGTGTTTTTCGTTGACCGATAATGAGCAACTACTATCCATACATCTCCCATCGACCTGAACTATTGCAGTAGTACCAGACTAAGTGGAGATAAAGATAAAGTTGGGATGATGGGGCTCGAACCCACAGCCTATGCCTTAGAAGGACACTGCTCTTTCCATTTGCGCTACATCCCAATGTGCGTTTCCATAAGCTGTATGCCTACATTTAAGGCACTGACACAGCGCAACACTTATGGCTATTTTTATTTTCGCAGGGCATCCGCCAGTTACCTGCTAGTTGGGAGCGACCCAACCGCCTACGCCAATTTTATGTCCGCAATGGCTGTGCGGGATTTTAATGTCTTTACTGACAACCCACGGATTAAAACCTACAACGGTATTCCGCAAAAACCGGGCTATCATAAACCGGTTAAACCCTCACGAGCCTTGCGACGGCTCTTAACAGCATTCCGCTATGAGGTGAAAGGAGTGTCTCCAATGGAAAAGTATGGAAGACAATTCGCAGATGTCAAAGACCGAAAGAAGAAAACATCTGCGAAACAGGACTACCAGGATTCGAACCTGGGATGCAGCAGTCAAAGTGCTGTGCCTTACCGCTTGGCGATAGCCCTAAACTCCGGGAGAGAGACCATCTGCTCCCGGATTATTTTCGTGAAACACCCTATATTGCTTTATCTAAAAAATTTTCACGCCTGTGCACGGTACTTTAAAAAACTTGGTGTTGTCGAACGCATTATTCCATTTTTCGTTTCCCACACACAGGCTACATACACTCTTGATGCCTTGATTTCTCTGCCACATATCCAATGCCAACACAACACCGGATATTCGGCAATAACAATGGCTTTATGAATTTAACCCATTCAAAATTGTGATATGGGATAATTCGCATAATCTCCGGTAACCACATAGGCTATACCCACATGAAAGTTATTCCAAAGGCAAGGAACATTGCAGTTGCAAAGAAGAATACTCCGTCTGATGCCGTTTTCTGCTTTGGAGCATATAATGCACTTGCTATTGCGAAAAACGCCATTACTGCAGTTGTCATAATTTTCAAAATTATGAATAAAATCATGTTAACTCTACCTCCCACACAAAGTAATTTGCAATCAGCAATATCAATCCGAACGCAATGCCAAGCACTCTTGAAATCGTATCTGCACTAGAATCCCGTGCAATCTGAAAACAACTTCCGCAAATAGTAAGTAATGCTGTTGAAGAACATACTTTTAAGAATTTCCTGATTATGTTTTTCATTTTTTCTTCGTCCTTCCTTCAATTTCATCGATCATTGCCATTACCAGTGCTTTAGCAAACTGGCTATTGTTATGCATTTTAATCAGCAGATTTCCTTGCCGGATAAGATATTTCCAGTCGTCATCCGTTTTCGGATTAGCACACTCTTTATGGATTTTCCAAACCTCTGTGTAGATCTCTTTAATCTCCGGTGGCAATTCACATTTCTCCTTAACTGGCAAATCTTCTTTAGGCTCTTTATCAAGTCTGCTCTTTTGGTGCTTCATCTGACAGCTAACCATTTCTGTAACGTTCTCACGGTCTCTCTTGATTCCGTGACCTTGCAGAAACAACTCACATTGCAGGACTTCACCGCATTTTGAACATTCGTCTTTTATCTCTTTCCCAAATATCTGCATACACTTAATCTCTACCAGTGACTACCGCTCTTAAAAATACTCCGATGATGAACAGGATATACACCCATGCAGGAGCATGTAATTGAAACAGTATCCATGCTAAAACTATGTAAATGAAAATCATGTGGTACACCTCCTAAGGGTCTTTTTTATTTTTGAGGAAATTTGAGGGACTAAGTAGGGGCTGTTCGCTGGTCCTGCCAGACCCCCTCCCCCTGTGTGCTATGTTTCTTTTCAACTATGCGTTAAACTAATCTTTCACGCAGTCTTTATTGACACGTCCTTAACTATCCCATATTTCCGCACGTTTCCGTAGTTGTTGCTACTCATTCGCATCTGCTGTATTATCTCCATACGCTCCGGAATCGGTCAACATTGATGTATTTTGTCCAAAATTTGTGTCTAATCGTGGAAGTTGGTCGGCTGTCCTGGTTATCTTGTGTACAATCTCTTGCTGTGTGGTCTGTTTCCGCCCGTGGTCGTTGTTTAATCGTTCCGTTGCTCCCAGCGCATTCCGCAGATTAAAAGCAACAAGCTGATCACAATCTGCATCATCTAACCAATTTACAAAAGCTTTTCTGACCTCGTCCATGCTCGATGTACTTGATTTAGTTCTCCAAGCACTTAAAGCCTGTTTAGATATCCCTGTTAATATCTTAAATGTATCAGCTGTAGCAGTCATATCATAAGCATTAGCTAACTCCCTAAGATATAAATAAACCTCATACAACAGATCTATGTTGTACGCATTGTAGTTAGTTAGCATTTGGTTGATACTATTATCCACTACGTTTTGGGGTATATCTTTTAATACATTACTAGGTCTTATATAATTGTTATATATATATTGCATGGCACCATTAAAAACCGGTTGCCGTTGTGATCTCATGTCATCGATGCCATAAGCTGCACAATAATCGTCAAAGTATTTCCGGATATTTTTTTTAATCTCGTCAATGTTTGGAATCTCTCTGACGTCCTGCACCGCTCTACACCTCCTGAAATCTGCAATAAAAAAATCACAAGCATCACTCAATAAACCTATGTCTTTTGATCTCCTCCACAGATCAGGTAAAAACATAAATCTAAAAAAGTGACAAGCTAGTGACTTCTTGTCGTTTCCGGTCTGTCGGCTCCGGTGGTCTTGGTTACAATCTGGGCGGCTGCGTATCCAAAGGGGGTTGGATTTACACCGCTGTCACTCGCACCGTGTTAACGTCGGCTCCCTAACTGCTTTTATCATAACACAAGACCTATTTATAAATCCACAACAACCTTTTACGTATTTGATGATTTGTTGTTGTGGTATGTCTGCCGGTGATCCTGAGTATATAAAAATCATATGCTTAAAAAATATCATCCGGTTAAATTTGACAAATGGGATTTTTTGACAGACAGATAGGTGATTTTTGCAGATGGGTACATGGTGGCAGCTGGTTGGCTCTAGTATTTATATATACTTGGTTATACAATGTCTTTCTGCACTTATTTATTTTTATTTTATCTAACCTTTATTTTATCTAATCTCCTTTTATTTAATCTGCGTCTACAAAATGTCTACAATTTGTCTACAAAATTTAGCACGTTAAAATATCGCAGTGAAAATAGATCAAGAAAAGCAGGCTGTTACACCTGCTTATAGATTACGATATTTTGATTTTAGCTTCTTCGCTCCGCTGAATATTTAATAACAAGGGTTTTCTTTTGCCAGCTCCCAAACCTCATTAAATTTTTGCTCGTGCCGTTTTGCATACTCGTCAAAAAATTGCTGATCTGTGCACGGTGCAAGATCTCCGTGTATCTCCTCTCGCAAATCGTCATCCATAAAAGATACCGACAAATCATAATCAATGTTTACTCCATACTCGTTTACTACTGTTTTTCTCATTTTTGCCACCTTTTAACCTTTCGTTTTTAACAATATGTACTGTATCTTTTCCGCCTGTCCTGTAATCGGTTCCAGCGCTCGTCCTCTAATTGTTTCTTTTTCTGTACCAAATTTCTGTGGTATTCCGGATCCAGTGAACGAAGACTACACGCCCTAATAAATAGTTTTTGCAGCAACGTTTTGTCTGCAAATTTCTGCCGATCCGCTATCAGTTGTGCAGCATCTGTGTAGCTTTCCACCTCTGGGATAACTTTGGCTTTTAACTCTTCCCACGCTTGCCGCTCGAATTTGTCTTTTATCTGCGGTTCATACCACGGGAAAAACGCTCTACAAGTCGATACGATCCGGGCGGCTTTCTTTGCTGTGATCTGTTCCGGTGTTCCTGTCATTTCGTTCGCTCCTTTCGTTTGTTTGTATCTTGATTATATATCATGCTATATAACATGTCAATAGATTATTGCAATTATTTATTGATATTTTTTAAAAATTCCTCAGCGCCTACAACTTGCGGTTGCTCCGATGCTTTCCGTTCTGCTCTCCTCTGCTCCTGGAGCTGATGCAATCTTTCATTTGCTTGCATCAATGCAACCTTTTCTTCTACCTCTGTGCGCTCTGTATTTTCCTTTTCTGCGGTCTTTTCCGGCTCTTGCGGTAAATTCTCCGCTTGGCTCTCCAAAGTGTCTAAATAAGCCAATACAGCCGTATTTATTACACCATTTGCGGTAAGTCCTAAATCTGCAATGCGGTCTTTCGTTCCTTTTGGTAATCTGCAAGAGATTATATCCCAATTTTCTTTTGCTTTTTCGTTCTGCCGTCTTGCTCTCTCTCTTGCGTTTGCTGCTATTTGTTCAGGTGTTTTCATTTTTGCCCTCCTATTATATTATGTATTGCAATTTATAACCGCAATATCTGCTTGCAATTATTGTAACATTATAATTGCAATATTGCAACAATTAACATTAATATTATTATTACAATATTTATTTTAATTTTTATGCAATTATGTATTGCAATTTATAATTTTGTGTGATATAGTTATCTCAACAAATAAATAAAGCCGGTGACACCTACCAAGCGAACACCGGCACCCAAAAAGAAAGGCACCCATATTATAACACGGGTGAAAAGGTAAAAGCAATATGAGAAAGAATGAATTATTAGAAGCAATCAACAACAGCAAGGCAAGAAGCGCATGGAATAAAGGTGTAAAGATCTATGCTTATGAGCTTGTAGAAGCTCTGGAAGTTGAAGAGATCCCGCAGGACAAAACAGAGTTAAAAAGCCTTTTACTGAATGGCGCCGCTGACTGGAAACAGTACAGTTGGGGCGGCTGCTCTCTGATATATGACTGTGACATTGCAGAACGTCTCTGTTGCCCGTCTGAGTTAAAAAAGGTTTGCGGCGGCGAGAACAAACCAAACAGATCAGAGGAATGGTTAGACACACAGGCAAGAGCATTAAGCCATTCTTTTGATATAATTTACCATATTGTTAAATTTAGCAAGTAAGACAGGCTTACACCGGGGATCGTGCCCCGGCTTGCTTTTACCCGGATAACCGGGAAAAATTGAAAATATGGAGGAAATGAAAATGGGAAAAATAAATATTGATATGTGGTATGGAGACAAGCCGGAACAGGTGACAGGATTAGACATATATTTTAATGATTTAGGCGGATTTTATTCCGGCAATCTTCGCATTTTTGGAAAAATTGTTGGTGATTATTACGCCGACAGCGTGCAAGACATAGAAAAAGCATTTCCACACCTTGCAAAAGATATTGAAAACTGTTTGAAATAGCCGCCGCAGAGGATGCCCGCCGGGAGCGATGCCCGGCAATGGCTTTATGGGTGGATCACACCCAAAAATTGAAAAAGGAGGTTGCCAGGATGAAAGAAAAGAACATCGAAAGACTTTACAAGCTGTTAGAGCGTGCGGACCGAGAGAACGACACGGAGGCAGCCGCCGCCCTGCGGTGGGCGATTTTTGAACTTGAAAACAGATAAAAGACGGCTTACAACCGTCTTTTTGTCGTGTTCCGTTGGATCTGCTGCCTGCTTGGCGGTCTATTTGTGCTACTCTTCCACCGGGTCCGGTCAGATCCTGCACCCTAATATATTGACGGCTTGCGCTGTCTTGGTGTACAATCAAATATTACAAGGGGATTATACAAAATGCGAAAAGTGGGAATAGGTCATGTATACGACATTATGGAGAGCGTAGCGGATGCCGGGGAACGGCTGGAAACCGTCATTCGGGTGGAGAGCGCCGCCGGTGGTATGTCTCCGGAATCTGCGGAGCTGCTGCGGTCTGCGTATGATTCTATGCTTTCGGCAGTCGGAGACCTTGCGAAAGCTGCGACACGTTGACCGGTTCAAGACTCGCACCGCAGAAGTGTGCAGATGTTCCACACTTTGAAACGGTCTGAAAAAATCAGAGAAAAACCTCTGAAAACGGATTTTCCAGCTTGAAAAGTGCTACCCCGGGGGGATTGAAAATTTTTAGCACGAAAATTGTAGAAAAATTTTTCTTTCAAAAACCTCTGAAAACGAGATTTTCGGTTGAAAATGCAGACCCACGGGGGTATCAAAAGAAACACATTAAAATTTTTTCAATACTTCACATCTATTTATCGACAGAATACCACAAATGTGTTAAAATTTTATAAAATTCAAAATGAAAGGGGTAATTACTCTATGAAACAAAGTCCTTTAGGAATCACTTCAATGGTGCTTGGTATTATAAGCATCCTCACAGCTTGTATAGCTTTTGGCATTGTGCCAGGTATTATAGGCTTGATACTCGCTATTATTGCTCTGTGTCAAAAAGACAGAAAGCACGGAACAGCTATCGCAGGTCTTGTGTGTTCTGTTATCGGAATTGTAATTTTTGCCATTATGGCATTGTTTGTAAATAGTGTATCCGATAGTAACAAGGAATCTACCGGCACACAGGCATCTGTTTCTGCAATACAAGAAAGTTCTACCGCAGTATCAGAAAGTACACCGGAATCAAAGGTTGAAGAGGTAGAAGCACCCAGTGGTACTGTTATTTCTCCCGGTTACACATTCGATGCGGACGGCTTGCAAGTCACTATTAATGATTTTGACCTTGACTACACTGATTATGAGGATGAATACGGTTGGAACGCTCCTGCTGATGGAACAAAATACATTATGATTGATGTTTCCTATCAGAACAACAGTAAAGATGATAAGTATGTAAGCATCTACGATTTCCAGTGCTACGCAGACGATACAGATTGTGAGCAGAATTACAGTGTTGTTGATAGTTCTTCGTTGAATGCGAATCTTTCAAGCGGAAGAAAAACATCTTACAAGATTGCATTTGTAGTTCCGCAAGATGCGCAGAGCATTGAACTGGAATATGAAACAAGCATTTGGACTGGAAACAAAGAAGTACTCAAATTACAATAGAATATAGAATTTTAAGGGCATCCGAAAGGGTGCTCTTATTTTTTATGTTGCGAACCCATGTTCTGCATGATATAATATGTGTCAGTTAGGAAGTCTTGCAACACGTCCGGAGAGTGAAAGCTGATTAGACAGCCTAGATTGTAACCAAGACCCGGAATAAAGACAGACCAAAAAAAGATTGGAAGTTCGCTACTCCAACAGTAACAGGGGTAGTGGGCTTATTTTTATGCTCTTCTGCCCCATGACAATGTATTTGTTGGAGGTAGAAAATGTTAGTTGAAATCAAAACATTAAACAAAGAAGAAGTAACCGTTGTAACAAGCCTTGATGTTGCGGAAACGTTTGGAAAAGAGCATAAACGTGTTATGCAGGACATAAGAGAACTTGATTGTAGTGAAGAATTTAGAGAGCACAATTTCGTGCCTATCTCTTATACAGATAGTATTAACAGGAAAAAACCTATGTTTGTTATGACAAGAGACGGATTTACTCTTCTTGCTATGGGATACACTGGTGAAAAAGCAATGCAGTTCAAGGAAGCCTACATACGGCAGTTTAACGCTATGGAAAAGGCTCTTATCGGCAAAATACGGGAACGTGAAAAAGGAATTGGTGTCCGCAGGGTACTTACGGATAGTTTGCAGAGGACTTCCGAAAATGAACGGATGCACGGTCATGCATACTCTACCTACACCGATTTGATTTATAAATCAGTATTCGGAAAAACCGCAAAGCAATTACGGCTTGACCTTAATATTGGCAACAAAGAAAACATCCGGGATTATCTGACTGAGGAAGAACTACTGTTAGTTCAGAATGCAGAAATGCTTGTAAGTTCACTGGTTGGATACGGTTGGGGATACGGAGAAATTAAGGAATTTTTGGAAAATAAGTCGGTGAATAAACTGGTCGGATGATAGACTCCCTAGATTCAATCTAGTGCATTTTTATTTTTTGAAAAAGTGCTTGACTTTTTGTGCGTACTATTATATTATAAATGTGCGTACAGAAAGTGAGGTGATCGCAATGTCACCACGCACAGGCAGACCTAAAACAGACAACCCTATGAATGATAGACTTTATGTTCGGGTAACAAAAGAAGAAAAGGAAGAAATAATGAATTTCTCTTCTACTTCCGGTTATTCAATATTAGAGATTATCCGAGAGGGAATTAAGTTTTTGAAAGGTCAAAAAAAATAGAACGTTGCCCCAACATCCAATTAGCACAACGCTCTAATGCCACCACTCTCAAAGAGATGGTAAAATCATTTTATCATCTTCTCTTGGGAAAATCAATTAAAAAGGAGAAGAAAATCATGGACAAATTTTTAGAAATCGTATTCGAAAGTCAGATTATCAACACATCGGAAAAAGGAGATAAATCATCAGAATATTTTAAGCCGTTCTTTGATAAACAGCAGGGAATCGTGAGTGAAAAAGTCTTTGAAGAACTCATGGATTCTTTTTCAGAATGTGAAGTGAGTACTATTAACTACTATGCCGTAGAGGGAATGAAGCTGGCAATCGGTATTATGAATGGTTCTTACGTTCCACAGATTTAGGAGGTAGAATATGACGGAACTGGTAAACGTTGAGGGAACAGAACTGGCTGTCAGAGAATATGATGGTCAAAGAGTTGTAACATTTAGGGATATTGATGAAGTACATCGTAGACCAAGTGGTACTGCGAAAAATGCATTTAGGAGAAATAAAAAGCACTTTGAGGTTGGAAAAGATTATTTTGTTCTAACGAAAGATTCTACGGTACGTTTAACGTACAGTGGAAATTCAAAGGGGACAGATAGTCACTTTTGCAAAATTCCTCCTGCCGGTATTACATTGCTTACAGAGCGTGGATATCTTAAAGTAGTGAAGCCGTTTAATGATGATTTGTCATGGAAAGTGCAAGATGCTCTTGTGGATGCTTATTTTGCGGTAAAGAATCAGCAACCAACCACAGCAATCGAGGAAAAGCCGACATTAGAGTTTGAAACAGACTGGTTCTGCATCAACCGTGGCAAAATCAATTACATCTGCCGTTGCTACGACATTACATCAAAGGAATATATGCACCACCTACTTGAAGTTTTGGGAAGAACATATAATTTTGATGAAGCAAAGAGGATTTACAGTGCAACGACCGGAAACTGGAAATGCAGAAATTCCGAAGTAATCACCTACTTCCCACAGCTTTCAGAACTTGCATCTAAAATTCTTCAGCAAGATGTTGATAACTGTGCAACAGAAGAGACCCCATAAAAAGGGGTCTTTTCTATGCCATTCTTTTATTCGACGAAATTCGTCGAAAGAAATATTTAAGGGATTATTTTTCCCCTAAAACACATTTTACTGGTATTCTGATTTTGTTAAGCGACACGTTGTCGCTCAATTATTCTATTGTATGTTAAACATACGAAGCAAATCTCAATGTGAATGTCGGTCACATTGCCATTCCAACAATACCTCTTATCAGTTCATCAGCCAGTGCAAACACTTCTCTTCCGTAGGTAGCCAAAAAGTCGGCAACAATCTCTTCCGTCTGAATATCCATAGTCAGATTGTAGGATAGGCAGAACGCATGGCACAACTCATGGCACAGCACACGGTCATAGAAATTTCCATGAATCATATTTGATATGTAAATTTCTCTTGTGTTCCTGTCTGTCATGCCAAAAGTATATGTACCATCAGAACGCATCAGCATAGGACTGTGACTGCCTACAAGCCTTAAATTCCAGTCCATTCCATTTATTGTGAACAACTTACCACCTCCAACATAAAAGGGGCTAAATAAGCCCCTTAAGTGTGTTATCCGATTTTTGTTACCAGTGCGGACAGCTTATTCCGCAGTACCGTTTTTTCTTCCGGTGTTGCATCGTTGATGATCTCCGTCATATCGTTTGCAAGTTCGGTCATGTAGGTGTTCAGGTCACGGACTTTTGCTTCTTTGTCCTGCTGTGTATTCGCCTTATGCAGTTCCTTATTTTCCATGTAGGTTCTGCGGCTCATGCCACTCCTGCCCTCTCTTGCATCACGCATACCGGATGAAGAAGTTTCCGTGTAGTACATACGCCCCATGTCTCTGTCCATGTCACGGTGATACATTTCCGGTGTCATGTGGTAATAAGGAGGCTCTTCATAACCTCTGCGGTAGGTTCCACGACCTTTAGGTGCAAATCTGCCGTCAGCATAGCGGTAATGGTCATAGTACCGTCTGCCACCATCACCGTAACGTTCAAACATTTCCATGCTTTCGTCCGAATCATATTCCTGCATTGTTTTTGTCAGTTCCCGGTAGTACATTGCTTCGGATAAGTCTTTCATCATGTCGATGACCTTTCCCATTTCGCAAGTGTCTACATGGTCGATGCCCTTGTCAAACTGCGTTTTAGCGCATTCAGAAAGTTTTTCAATCATTTCATGCATTCTTTTAACATCCATGATTTCCACCTCCTACGCTTCACGAACGGCAATTAAATTACTGTTCTGAACTTCGATAGCCTGTGTAGAAGTGTTTTGAACCGCTACCGTGCTGCAGCATCCACGAGGAACATCAATGTAAGCCTGCGCAGAAACATTGAAGAAATTCTCTACTGCTGCCGGAGTTACAATCATTCTTGTGGACTGTAAAGGTTCCCCGTCTACCGCCAGTGCAAGAGAAATTTCCCCAACAGTTCCACCAGTGGGAATCTGAATGTTACCGGAATAACTTACAAGGAATCTTGCACGGCACTGATTAGTGATACCTCTTAACTTCACAATTCCGGATCCCTCTCTGTGATTGATACAGTTACTTCCATTTACGGCAGTTTCAGTAAAAGCAACGTCCGCTCCTGCTGCCACAGTCTGTAATGCTACTGCTGTATATTCAGCCATAATAAATACCTCTCTTTCAAAATCAAAGGGGCAAACCATATAGTCTGCCCCATGTTGTCAGTAATTCTGCATAGCAGACATAACCTTAAGGTTAAGTTACTCGATATGCAGTTTTAGCATCCGCAACCAGTGTTGCAACCGCATCCGTAATATACGTTAGGGTTGGGAACCTGGTATGCAGGAATGGGCGCAGGATTCACAGCGTTGATGATCTGCTGTGTCTGTGCACTCATGGCAGTAGTCAGAAGAGCATTCTGACGATCCTGAGAAGCGGCTCTGCGCAGATCGTTGTTCTCTGCCTGCAGAGTAGCGATCTTATCTTGGCATAAGTAGTCAAGGATTGCTCTTGTACCGGCATTCTGGCTGTCGATAATATCACGAGTGTTGTTATTCATGGTGTTCTGCAATGCGCAAGTATTCGTTGCCATATTGTAGTTTACACCCTGGATAGCTTCACGGGTATCGCAGCAACACTGTGCTAACTGTGCCTGTAAAGCGTTAGCATTCTGCATTCCTGCTACGGTGTCTGCATTGATAGCCTGTTGGATTCCATAGCCAGTCTGTAAAATGTTGGTATTTACGCCATTAAATCCGGTAAGCATACCGTTGTTTACAGCGTAGAATCCGTCACACAGACCGTTGTTGATTCCGTCCAGTTTACCGATGATAGACTGGGTGTCGAACCCTCTTTGCAGTGCAGAATCGGTATAGTAACTGGAATTAGAGCCATTACCGCCCCATCCATTACCGCCCCAACCTCCAAAAATCGCAAAAATTACGACTATGAACCAGAGCCATCCACCGTCACCAAATGCACCATTATTTCCGTAGCCATTTCCGGCAGCCGGAATAACAGGCATGGTAAAAGGACTGTTGTTTGTTTCAAACATATTAGATTACCTCCATAATTTTATTCATAAAGAGGTCTCCCGGGTTTTGTGCACAAACCTCTAATATGCTGTTAAAAAGGAAACTGACTTTTTATCTGTCTTATTACATCATCAGGATTTATACCTTTCGTTTTGCAGATGTTTCTCGCAAGATTTTCTACTCCTTGGAAATCACCTTTTTGAGCCATCCCATAAGCGTTTTTTACCATGTCGTTAGACATGATCTGGCTGTTCCCCATCATATTTTGTATAAACTGTTGCGGATTCCCCATTGACTTAAGCATCTGCATCATCCTTTCTTTGCGATTGTGGAGTTTTTCTTTGCGATTGCGAAGATTTCAACTGCTCAATCTTTTGCTCTAATTCATCGAAACGCTTCATAAATACCGCTGTGGCTTCGTCTGATAGGTCAAATTTCGCCTTTTCTGTGTCAGACGGTAAATTGTTAGGGTCTGCATCTAAAACAGGTTTGTAGAGCCTTGTATAGATTTTCCCATCTGCTCCCCAGGATTTAGCATAGATCTCCGACAAGTCCTGTTTTGGGAAAAATGCTGTGTTTCCATCCATAGGAACCTCATTCGGTGCTATGCATTCTTGTGCCGGTACAATACGACCGTACATCTGTACCGTATTTTGTTGCGGCTGTTGCATAAACTGCTGTGGTTGGAATTGTTCCTGTTGTGGCATAAACTGTCCGTACATAGGTGTTCTATACTGCGGATTGAAATAGTTCGGATTCATAATCGGCTGCGGCATGGCTGTTCTCCCTTTCTTCCATTGATTCTATCTGTTTCGCAATTTCAACTTCATCAAGTGTCTGATATGTCGGCTTGTTCATAAGTCCCAACGGACTGAAATTCATAAGCATTACCCGTTTCTCCTAAAACTTCCTCGATCACATGAACCATGATTGATTGATACTTAATCGGCACTTCTCTTGTACGTTCTTTGCTGAATATATGTTCCAGTGTTTCATCAGAAAATTTGAATTTTCCCATAAGGTCATCCCTCCTTATGCTTAAATTTTGGCATAAAAAAAGTCGCATATAGTGACACATATACGACACTTTTGCGACAAACGAAAAAATATGAAGTTTTAAAAGTATGATAAATACGGCATTAGCACATCCTATTGCCACTCCAATGATTATCGGTGAGATACGCAGATTTTTACGGGATAACAATAGCATCCGTGTTTCACGGTCTCTGAAGGACACCGCCTACAAGGCAATCTACGCCCGCGATACCCTGACCAGGAAAAATCTGAAGGAGCCCACCATGGAAGAGATTGCCGCAGAGGTAGGTATCTCCAAGGAGGACATCGTCTATGCCCTGGATGCCATGCAGAATCCCATGAGCCTCTACGAACCGGTCTACACCGACGGTGGTGACACCCTCTACGTCATGGACCAGATCAGTGATAAAAAAAATAAGGAAGAGACGTGGGTGGAACATCTCTCCCTCAGTGAAGCCATGAAACGTCTGAACGACAGAGAGCGTCATATCATCTCTCTGCGCTTTTTCGAAGGAAAGACCCAGACCGAGGTCGCCGACATGATCGGCATCTCCCAGGCCCAGGTCTCCCGTCTCGAAAAAAATGCATTGAAAGCTATGCGAGGCTATCTTACCGCATAGACCTTGATCCTCGTATTCTCTGTAACGTATGATACACCAGCCAAAACATCCAGTATCCGATGATTCCTCCCAGCACATTGGTCAGGATATCATCGATCTGAAAATAACCTCTGCCGGTAATGAGCTGGAAAGTCTCCACTCCCAGGCTGGTCACAAAAGCCGCAAAGATGTTCCTGAAAAATCCCCTAAGCCAGGGAAATGCCCAGGGGCATGCAAAGCCATACGGGATGAAAAGCAGCACGTTTTCCACCACGAAGGCGTTATTTCTCGTATTGATCCCCCAGGTGGAGAAAAGCTCCAGATCCATGGCACGGTTCCGGCTGCCATCCTCTCTGGAGAAAAAAGTGATCACCAGTATGATCATGAGGTACAAAGAAAACACCATGAGACCTGCCATCGGAAAGGCTTCTTTTCCCTTCCGCTCCCTCCTGGCATTCATTGCATTCAGGATCAGTCCCATGACGGCACCGGCCATCACACCATAGGGCAGATATTGTATGGCACCGTTCAGATCCCTTATTATATATTTCCAAATCATTCTTTCTTCATCCTATATCTGTCTCTTAAAATTCCCGTTTTACATCTGGTAAGTGTCCCAGCGGGAAGGCGCCTCGTCCCATAGCTTTTTGTTCTCAAATAATCTGTCGTTCATCCAGCCGACCGCATCCACCACTCCATCCTCGTCAAAGGAGAACATGGCCCTCTGTTTCTTCTCCTCCGGTGTCTTTAAAAAGTTAAAGGGCTCCGGCCAGACCGTCACGAGAAGCTTTTTGCCGCCTTCCGGATCCTCAGTCTGCTCCAGACGGTAACGCATCCCCTGGTGGCATCCGGTGAATTCCGTCTTTTTTAAATATTCCATTGATAATATATCATCACGTTGTATCAT